GATTCTCCATAAAGTAGTCTAGATCAGAAGCCACAGCCTTTTGGTCAAAGGCTATCTCAATCTCATGCCGGTCAGAACGTCGATCTTGATTGTACCATTTCGAAATACGGCTTCCCATCTTGGATGCACCTGTATATCCAGTCCACCCAAACGTATAGCCAGCAGATGGAATGAAATGCCCCGGAGTGGGCGTTACGTAATTTAAAAGACCATGATTGCCGCCAATAAACGAATTGGATTCTGTAGCGCCTTGTTTGGCCGTATTCTGAATGCTTTTCATAACCAAAATACGATCAATCTCGAACAAAGCCGCAATAGCCGCCATAGTCACCTTCGCCGGTCCGCCTGGAGTTTGTCCGTACTTCAAACGATCTATAACGTCTGGATGGTTTTTCAGTGCGGACCAAACACGTTTTCCAATGGTGAGTGTATTCGGCTCAAACCCAGTAGCTTCCAACATTACATTTTTTGCTTCTTCCACATCCTCGATGGGGGTAGAAGCATCGTCGCTCCAAGGCGTAGATTGGTCACTACCGGAACCAAATTCCTTGTCTGTATTCCAAACATTTGTCGTAAAGAAATTATCTGCAAAATTAATCTCTTTCCACAACAACGCCTTCAACGTCAAAAATTTGGTAGTGGCCATATCAAGGTTCACCACGTCATCAGCGTTGGCCACAATTTGATCCCCCACATCTTTATGAAGCGCCCACACGTGAGCAAAATACGAATCAGTACTCAATGTCCAACCGTCCCCTTGACTCTCAGTAGAGTCGGCACGTCGTTTCATCGAATCCCGATTGAAATCTTCCCGTGCGTAGACATAATATAAATTAGATTGCTTTTCCACCGGAATCGTCGGGAAAACCGACTCCGCCACGAAACTCGTCTCGTCTTGCATATACGCCACAGACATATTAGTCAACGGTGCGTTGACGTGTACGTCGCCTTGTGTAGGACGGCCTTTGCGAACGAGACCCGAAATTGAATCCTTGATGATATCCATGTTGTCAAACCTCCTTTTTAGGTTCGTTCTTATGCTACTCGACCACTGGGATTGTAAAACACCGAGCCAACTTCCCCAGATACGCCGCCTTCAACACACGTTCCCAAAATATAATCGCCGCTAGAGGCCGTTTCCGCGAGACCTGCGGCAGTCGATGCCACAAAACCGCCCGATGCCACAGTGCCCCCTAATGTAATCTTTGTAAGGCCGCCTACAGCCACATTTCCCGCACGATCTATTGCTGCGGGCGTATCCTGGAGAACACCAAACGCCAACGCGCCCTGAGCATCCACTACGCCAATGCGCCCGTTGGAATCCAATTCCACAAATTTATACTGATCCGAAGAAAGATCCGATGCCGCCGGGATGGATACTGATTGTAAGATTCCTTCTGTTGCTGCCATGATTTATACCTCGTTTCTTATTTTTTTTTAAGATCACGCTTTTTTCTTCTCTGCTTCAGACTCCGCGTACAAGCTACGCCCTTCCTCTGTGCCCAACACCTTGCCATAAGCCGTCGTATACGTAAGATCATGCTCTTTTGCATACGCCTTAGCCAAAGCGTCTAACTTGCCTACGGAGTCATCCCCAGAATCGAGAGATCCGGAACTGCCATGTATCTTAAACAAATTCACCACATTACTTTCTGCTTGTTTTAGCATTGTAGTAATTGTTTTAGCAACATCTTCTGGCAATCCAGAAACAGCCTTTGCAACCGCCCCTTTCTCCTCTGGCGTTCCGGGTAAATGAGGCCATTCTGTCTCCGCCTTCTGGATATGTTCCTTTTTCAACCGAATATCCCGCTCTTCAGCCGCCATCTTCTCCGCCTTTTCGATTCTTTCCTGAGAAGATTTCAACAAGGCAAAAGTTGACGCCCCAACCTCAGATTTGCGAATCGTACCATCCGAAGTTTCCAAAACTTCATCGCTCTCCACCGCTTTTTCAATAAGCGATTGGCGAGAGTCCGAATCCATTTTGAGAAAATCAGCGCGGGGTTGATCTTCCAACTTTTCCAAATGCTCTTTTTCCGCATCGCTCATCTTCGCCAGGATTTTCAGTTCTTCAACACCTGCATCTCCCAACGCCTTTTCCACCGCTTCCCCAACCATTTTATCCACGGCAGACTGGTCGAATGTCTTTGCTGTTTGTTCTTCGGACATATCAACGTCCTCCTTATGTAATTTTCCGCCGTGCGTCTCATTAGCGGATTTTTTAGTGCTCAACTTAATTTGGCCGATCTCCTTTTTCAAACGAATAGCAAACTCACCCACACAGTCTTTCAAAGCTGCTATTTTATCTTTGACCGTCCCATCCTGTAATACCTGCCTAAAAGACAATTGTAGCGCCTCAGAATAATCCCACATGGGACGCATCATTGTGCGCACTTGTTCCTCTAGCTCAACCGCGTCCAAAACATCATTAAATTGGCCCTTTGCCAAATCCGCCTCTTCCGCAAACTTGAACAGGGTCACATGTGCGTCTGGATTTGCGGGATTCATAACCATACTGACTTCGTTAACTGTAAGATCCTCCAAAGCCATCGGTTTCTTTTCTTTGTCCGGCATGGTTTTCACCTCGTCTCTTCATAAGCTACACGACGCGCTGTACCACCTATACTAAATGATGGATACTCGCCCATTTTAATTTTTTTCCACACATCTTCATCAGTAATCCTAAAACCACCGTACCACCCAACAAACCCCAAATCAATTCCTAAAGATTCTTGCTTTTCCTTAGTAAATACAATCGATTCTACTAATTGGCCCACATTCATGCGTGTATGATTGTCGCCAGCCATACGAGCTTTCAATACAAAATCATAAGCTGCTTTTTCTAACGTCGATTCTGAAATAATATCCCCGTGTTTGTCTACCACAGACACGCCGTTCTCTTCAACAATCGAGAACCAACCAAACACCAAATGTTCTTCTTCGTCTAATTTGTGAATGGGCTTAAACGCAAGTCGAGAATAGTCCATTATATTTCCTTCTCTGGATAATCGTAAATTAAAAGACACCGGCATTGAATTGTATTTGACGCCGAACCTGCCGGATCTCTAGGATACATCAACAACCCTAATGAAGTCTTAAACGGCTCTTGAATGCGGACCCCGCCAAGATTCATAGATGGAATTCGGCGATGTTCGGCGCGGGTCCGCTCATCCTTCGTATATATCCAAAAACGACGCACTTCTTTATCAATCTTTCCTGCATCATCCGCTTGTTTCAGAGATTCAAATTCACCCATACTGATAGCTCGCAAAGCTTCTGTTCGAGCAATTACCTCTGAACGATATTTGAGAAACCGTTGGCGGTATCGATTCGCCATATTGTCTATTTGAGCCGAAGTTAATTTCTTCTTCCCCGCCACAGATTGGCGCACAGTAGAATCGAATCTTTTATCCCGCAATCTAGCCTGCAACGCCCTTTTGTCCTTTTGAATCAACATTTTCCTATAATTGCGTACTGCTTGTTCTTGTTGCGCCGTTAATCCTAACGTATCTCGAAAATCACGAGCCACCCTACGGGGATTATTTCCCGCAATTATATTTGCTCGAATGTTTTGAACGATTGCCTGACGAGTGGATGCGCCAATTTCTCTAACCAAAGACGCATTATGTGCTGAAACAACAGAAGATACGGAAGGATCTAAAACATTAAACGCATAAGGAGCAACCAAAGCGCCGTTGGGCAAGAGACCTATACTAATACGGCCACTTTCGGACACCGCCGCGTTTAATTCTGGAACTATATCACTGGCTATCTGGTCATTCATGGTGTTTAGCAAAGCCAATACTGTGCTAACGCCTCCAGTCGTAAGTAATTCCTCAATCTGCTTCAAAGTCCATTGACTCTTTATGTTGCTAAAGGCCGCCTGAAGAGCCGTTGCAATTCGTGGCTCAAATTTAGCGGCAATAAAATTAACCCGTTGGCGAACACTAGGCATCACTCACTTCCGTACCCAATCCTGCTTTTCTTCCTAAATCAGCCACTTCTGCCTCAACTTCGGCTAGAGATTTAGCTTCTTCCCCCTTTTCGGGGAATTTTGCCGCTTGCCGCAATCGATGTTCTAATTCATCATCCGGGAATAACGGCATTCCCGCACCGGCCAATCTTTCCACAAACTCGCCCAATTCTTCTAAATCTTCTGGAGAAGCCGGACCGGGATAAACACCGGGCATTTCCTCTTGTGGGAAGTTATTTATTTCCCACAAAGTAGAAATCAGCCGACGATTCAAAACAGAAGCGACTCCGTTTAACCAACCTTCTATGGTCTTCTGAAAAACACCCAATTTCGTCTTACTAAGCGCATAACTCCCGCGCTCAGCGCCCCCCATCATAATAAAATCAGCCACAACAGTACGGGCAATATCGAATTGGTATCGTTTTACCGCTTTATCTGTATCGATGGCGCGAGAGCCATTCGTAGAAACAAGTTCCAGCCGAACTTTCGGAACATTGGTATATGTCCCATCTTGGTTAATGAACGGATCTGAAGGAAGTACCGCGCCCCCTTGTTCGTTAAACTTAACATCCCGCACCAGTTGTATATAACTCTCTTTCGCAGCAATATCCGTTTCATCTGTAGAAGCGAATAATTCTTGGGGAATATAAACTACCGGAAGGCCGTTCAACTCTCGTTCGACTGCGATGGCCTCAATTTCCTGGATATTTTTTAAGAAGTACCAAGATCGATAAGCATTACGTAAGATGCTACGGCCTTCCGGTGAGTTTTTATTTCGATGCGCACGAAACAGTAAAGCGCGATCATACGGAATGAGTACAGTTTTTCCAAAATTCGGGGAGTACTGCCACATACCTAATAATTCGCCTTCATCAGACATTTCCCACTTATTTAATGTTTCTTGTCCACGAATAGACAATTTACGCAATCCAATAGTCCCGTCATCAAACATAGATCGAAACATAGGACTCGTATATTTTGGGCCTTTGCGTAGTTTGTATACGATCTCAAAATAACTCCACCCATAAACAAGCATGGACATGACATCTGCAATAAAATCTTCCCAGCTCGTCTCCATATCAGCAAAAAATACCCCCTCTAGCCACTCAACCCCTGAGAAAGATTGGGTGGAAGAGGGGGATATTCCAGCAGTACGGGAGGTTGAGGGATTCGTAAATTCCGAAGATTCTTGACTATCCCTAACAGACCACTTGACAGATCGAATCACCATTTCAATGGCGTGTAGAATAGATCCTATAATAGAATCATTCTCTGACATCTGCCGGTATATTTTGCGGCCCCGACTTCCGCGAAGATTGGGGATAAACTCCTCATAGACATACCCACTATTTATTTTTGCGCCCTCAACGCCTACCTCACTATGCACTGACCATCGTGGACGTTTTGTGGGCGTAGAAACCGCTTTTCCAAGATTCGCCATAATATACTCGTCTCAAACATTTGTCATTCCACGTTGTATTCCACCAGATTCTAGCGTAATCCCAAACCCAATACCACCCCTTTTTTTATATTTTTTTCCCGTGGTAGATTCTGAGTCATCTTTTTGCCCTCCAGCAATGCTGATTGGCCCAGACACTTTATTGTCGTGAACGTGGTTCAAAAGAGAGTGGAATGCGCGGCTACAAGCATCAATTTGATCGGAAAATTCCCCATTTGGAAATAAACGCGCCTCCATCAAAAAATCATCATTCCACGGCCCTTCAACAAGATAAACGCACCCCATTTCAACCTGAGCACTAAGCGCCATCGCTCGTTCGACTTTGGAACCGCTCTCCAGAGAGCTGTGAGCGTTATACCCCGCCAATTTCTTAATTAACTGCCTAACCTGATATTTTCCTGCTTGTCCTGGATCTTGTGGCATGTCAATCATTACGGACGTTCCATCCGCCTCAGCCATCGCTCTAAGTGTCGATTCCATCTTGAATGGAGTGCCGCGAAACCGTTTAATATGCTCAATGTAGTAGTTTCCTTCGCAACATCGCTTAATCCGAACGCCCGCAGTCCACGCTGAGCCGTCTTCTTCCGAACCCGCAAAGTCCCACCCGCGAACTACATACCCCGCAGAAGGGACTTCCCGATGGTTTATGATTTGGAACCATTCAGGCCGAAACATATTTCCTTGCGCCTGAATCTCCCAGTTACCGTCTAACAGTTGAGCACGGGTCACATGGTCTAATTGCTCCATGCTCACGCGATATTCGTCTTGATCCAAATAAGGGTTGTCCTCAAGTTTCGCCGAAATGAACACGGCCCCGTCTTTTCGAGTCATAGGATCTACATATCTTCGTTTTACCCAAGAACCACGAGCTATTTGTTCTGCGGCTGGAGGATTGGAAGCACATCGGAGCCGTATAGGGACGGGTAAATCCGATTTTCGCCGCATCCGGCTAAACATATACTCAACTTGATTTCCACGAATCGCCACGCATTCATCTACGCCCACAAAATGGTAAGCCGCCGACTGGTAATTGAAATGGTCCTTCGGACCGTCCAAATAACCAAATGCTAAAGTACTTTTCCCCCCACCCTCACATGGGAATGTCCATTCCCGTGAATCTCCATTCCAATGCGCATCCGTATTGTGTAACCACTCCTGAGACCTGGAAATCAAACTATCCGCTTTATTCAAATTTTGGAAAGTATCTCTAAGAAGCAAAGCAGAATATCCTGGAACATCAACGTACTGAAGCGCCGCCATGAGCAAAGCGTCACTATTATGGGTCACAGTAAAATCATCTACAATATATAATCCGTTAGGGTGACTCACCGTTATGCAGCGCATTTCTTCCTTTTGCGGCAGCTTCTCAATAGATTCAATGCGCTTGTACATAATACAGTCACGCCGACTTTTAGCTCTCTTCTTCTTGCGCCGCAACCCAAATAATTTACCGGGTTTGCGATGTTTTATATAAAGTTCATAGTGATCTTGACAAGGAATGGAAACCCAAAGCCCTTCTTTATCTTTATACTGAGACACATGCGGGCCGGTCATTGTAACAACAGCGCCCAAAGAACGGAGAACAAACGTCATATCTTCCGCCAATCTAGGACTCACAGTGGTAAAATAAATCTGACCATGTTTATCAACATACCCATCCGTATCCATAAGCCCCTTAACAAAAGCGTACCTATCTTTAATGGAGAAATACTTGTAGTACTCCGGGATAAATTTCGTAGAGCTGTCTGTACCAAGCAATCCATATTGAGACAAAAGATGTTCCAGGTTTACCTGATTTCCCCCAATAATACGGCACACAAGCACGTCGGTTCCCTTTTTGTCGTCCACACGCAATTCCGCACTATCCAAACTTGAAATCGCACGAGTAACTATTTCCCAATCGTCCTTATGGCAGGTTATGCTTAAAGGAGAAGTCCCAGTAACACAACCATCTCCCAAAAGAACACCTAATAAATAAGGATCAATAAGTGGTATTTGCCCATATTCACATTTAGTCGTTCTATTAAACGGAATTTCTTGATTTGTTAAAATTAACGGATTGTGCCCACGATCCAGCCAATCGATAAGCGCCGCAGTCGTTACAATTTGTGCGCTTTTCTCCCCACCTGTCCGCTTATTTTTTATTTTTCGAGATCCATTCGCCTTCCACGCCAACCAACGATGTTCATCATTGCAAACAAAGGAAGTCCCATCGTGAAAAGATATTTTATAGGAATCAAATAACGAAATAGGATGGAGTTGAATTATCTTGGAAACGGAGCCGTCAGGATTTGATACAGCATCCCCTACTTTAAGATCCCGCAATTCCCGAAACCCAAAAGGCGTACAAACTTTCGACTTCAATGGAGATGCTTTCCCGCCGCCGCACGCGCCTCCGAAAAAAGCATCTAAACAATTTAAAAGAAGAAAAGCCTGTTGCTTTGGAGTAGGCGTGTGGGGGATGTAGGGGGTTAACCTAGGCATCAGTTCCCGGCCTAGTTCCGGGTGGTCTTCCGCGTAGGCCAAAAGAGGGTCTTTTTCTTCTCGATCCCCCACACACCTATCTCTTACTTCGTCAATGGACATAAAGACAATTCCCCCTTTCTACACCATTACGCTACATCATAAACACAAAAGAACAAAAGTAAACCCTGTAATTAAAAAATAAATATCCGCTTCATTAACGAAGACACATATACTTCCTTACGCATGAAAAAAAACAATTAAAGAAAGTAAAGCATAACCATTATTCCCACAGCTTAAAAAATCCTACCGGCATATAGACAATCCAAAGCCCTATATATTATTCTGCTACCAAAAACTATATAGTGCATGAAGTACCAAAGATTTAAGAACAATAGGGATATAATATTAAGAGAACGCATACCGGACTCATATAGAAGAATTCTTTTTAAATATTCTGACTTATTAATGGGGGGAAATACGTATATGAAATAGCTTAAAAAATACCGGCATATATATGATATTGAATATGAAAAACATCGGAAAGCTAAAAAAAACAGAGGTTGGATGGAAGGTGACATTGATCGATTAAGACTTGAATTTACGGCTTCTTGTTCACAACTTGATACTATTTTCCCTAGATCAAAAACTCTCAACGATTTTATCGATAACCCAAAACTCGGAAAATATTTTTCAAATAAATTCGCATTCTTTAACGCAAAGAAATCCTCAAAACATCTCCCACAAGAACACGAACGATATAGATCATTCCAAGAAGAATTTATGAAGGCTAGAGTAATTAATGGGGACACTGTATACCAGCAGAGAGAGAAATCAACCTGCTTTTCTTCAATCGAGAAATATTTGAAGGATGTTACAGAATGGTTTGATTTATCTTGGAATAATCCCGATATACCGAAGCCTAGTTGGAATCGGGATTACTGAAATCTGAATCATGGAGTAATAATAAAGTGGCTGGAAAACTGTTTATTTTTGTGATTTTTCAAAGGAATCTGCAAGTGGATTTCCACCATTTTATCAGGTTCTTATCTTGTGGACCTATACTATATCACAAAGGTTTATAGATTTGGGTACATAAATGGGTATTCTGGTAGAAAGATGGGGTGTGATTTACTGGTTTATATTTTACCTATTAATCTCCTATTTATCCTTCTTAGAATCATTCTCCTATAGTAAAAAAAGTCCCTAAAAATAAAAAATACCAGTGAGTGGTTAAGCGCC